TGGAATGTCGAGCCACGCTTGGAGCGTGGCGCGGTGCGTCTCGGTGAACGGCGCGTCGGTCATGGCGTGGCCTCCAATTAGGCGCGTTTGCGGAGCCGCGGGGCGCCGACCATCGCGAGCTGATCTTCGCGCCGGGCCTCGGCATAGATCCGGAGCAACATCTCCGGGTGCTTCCAGTTCCCTTGCTTCTGGACGGCGCTGATCGGCGAGCCCTTCTCGAGCAGGTACCGGGTCGCGCCCGTCCGCCTGGTCGCCCAGTGGAACGTCAGCCCGCCGTGCGTCCGGCCGTACCGCAGCCCGGCCTTCGTGCAGAGGTACTCGAACCGCTGGCGCACCGACCCGACCCAGTCCCGCGGGCTCTTAGCGCGTCGGAACTTCGAAAAGTAGTACCGCTCGTCCGTCTGCTCGATCTCCTTCAGGACGGCCAGAGCGCGGGCGGAGAGAGCGGTCTCGTAGGCATCCCCGCTTTTGGCGTGCTTGACGTACAGCCAGTGGCCGTCGTGCTCGCTCCGCTCGAGGTCGAGCAGGTCACCGAGGCGGATCATGGTGTCGATGCCGAGAATGATGATCGCCCGGTCCTGGGCATCCTCGCAGGCCTCGAGGATCTGGGCCTCTTCGGCCGGCTGGAGCAGGCGGCGTTTGATGGGCGGCGCCTTGAGCCGCTTGAGCCCGACGATGGGCGAGACCGTCAGGTACTTGCCGACCGCATCGCGGAGCATCCCTTTCAGCACGTCGATCTCCCGGTTGATGGTCCGCGGGCCGCAACCGCCGGCCATCCGGGCGGCCATGTAGGCGCGGACCCGGTCGGCGTCAATCGACGAGAGGAGCTCGGGGCCGAACGCCCCGCGGAGCGGTGTCAGCATCTCCAGCTCGCGCCGGGCGCCGCGTCTCAGCGCGATCACGTCCCGGGCGTACGTCTCGGCATAGGCGGCGAACCGGATCATCGCCGGGCCGTTGGGGAGCCGTTTCACCTTCTGCTCGGCGACTTCCAGCATCCGCCGCTGATAGGCGTCCTTGGCCAGCCGCTTGGCGTCGGCGCGTTGGCTGATCGTCTCGCCCAGGAGGATCGGCGTCGGCTCGCGCGTCTTCGTGGACTCGAGGTAGAGCCACCAGTACGGCGAGTCGGGACGTTTGAACACACCCATAGGTAAACTTTACTCCCAGTTAATACTAGCGAGCAAGTCGCTAGACGGCGGCGGCGAGGAACTGGACGACGGCGAAGAGCGTCAGCCCGGCCTGCCGGCGGCGGCGCGGCGCGACGGGCGGCACGTCATCAAACGGCAGCGGGAGGGCGACGGGCTCCCGGTGAAACACCAGCCGGTAAGCTTCAGCGACCGCCTGCGCTTCGAGCGCGACGATGTTTGGGCGCACCAGCCCGATGGCCAGGAGCTCGGCGGCTATCTGCTGGACGAGGCGCTTCATGCCGCGTGAGTCCTTCGAGCGCGGCGACAAGCGGCTTGAGGTGGGCAAGGGCGAGGACGGCGATGTCTTGTTGGTACTCGATGATGTCTTGTTGCCGGCTGATCGGGTCCCGCGTCCTGGCGAGTTTGAGACGACTAGGTACATGCGACGCTCCGGTGGGGGCAGGGTGAGGCAGATAGGGAGCTGTCTCTGCGATGTCCTCAAATAACGCACTCGGGGAACAGTCGAGATACTCGGCGATCCGATCGATCATCTGGTCGAGCCTGGGCGCACGTTTCCCGGAGAGGATCTGAGAGATCCACGATTCCGTCTTACCGACCGCGCGGGCCAGATGTCGCGGTCTGGCCCCCTTCTGTTTCAGGCGCATGGCGATATTCCTGCGCAGATGGTCGAGTGTTCGGCTGCTCACAAAGTAACGATTGTCAGAATGTTAACAATCACCGTCTGTGAACGGAAGTACTTTCCGCCGTCCACAGGAAATATTTCCACGCGAATCGTTCTGAGGTTCCAACCTTCACTCGCAGCGAAGAAAGCTCTTGACACTATCTTCAAGCTCCGTTTAGTCTTCGCGTATCGTGACATTGACAACTGGCCGCCGCCTTCGGGCCTGGCTGAAAACGTCCCGCCGCTCACAAGCGGCGCTGGCGAAGGAGCTCGGCATCTCCCCGCCGTACCTCTCGATGCTGCTCGCGGGCCAACGGGTTCCCTCGCTCCCCGTGGCGAAACGGCTGCAAGAGGTCACCGGTATTCCAGCGGCCGAGTTTGCGAGTTCCCGCTACAGCGCCAGACAGAGGACCGCATGAAGCGCAAGCCACAAACGGCGTCGATCGCGAGCCCGTACTTAACGGCGCGGGAAGCGCAGGAGTACTTACGGCTCGGCTCGCCGAACGCGCTCTACAGGTTGATCACTCAACACAAGCTGCCGTTTTGTAGGCGTGGCGGGCGCTACGTGTTCCATCGGGACGAACTCGATGTGTGGCTCCACGGGTTCGACAGTGAGATCGAAATGTTTCGCGCGAAGAAACGCGCGTAGTTCAGGTGTCGGCGGGGCAAGGTCGGGCTGGGTTGGGTTTCGTACGGCAGGGTCGGGTTAGGCCTGGTGTGGCGAGGCCGGGTTGGGTTGGGCGAGGTGGTGGTTAGGTGAGGCGGGGTTGGGCACAGCCGGGTGCGGTGGGCCGTGGCACGGCTCGGCAGGGTAACGGTCGGCCGCGGTGCGGTTCGGCTTGGTGTGCTTGGACAGGGTTTGGTTTGGCTTAAACGAAGGGCCGCGTTCTGAGCGCGGCCCCAGTATCACGCGAGGGAAAACACATGACACCGACAGCGAGCAGCGTAGCACGAAGCGAAGTGATTGCGATTGGGCCAGAGGCGACGAACGGCGGCAAGACCTCGATTGAGTACGCGATCCCGTACGTCGCCTCAGTGCAGATCCTCGGCGTCGCCGATCTGCTCTTTCATCGGTGGAATGTCGAAGGCGTCGAGACGAAGGCGCGGGCCGCGAAGGGATCAAAGGCGAAGAAGTCTGATGACCTCGAGAGCTATGTGTACCGCAACGACGACGGCGAACTCGCGATCCCTGGCGAGTACTTGCGCCAGGCCGTCATCCACGCGGCGAAGTTTCGCCAGGATCCGCGCTCGCCGCGCAAGAGCGCGATGGACCTGTTTAAGGCCGGCGCCGTGTGCCTGACGCCGCTCGCGTCGCTCGGCGCGAAGGCGTGGGACTACGAGGATCGGCGGCGCGTGATGATTCAGCGCAACGGCATCACGCGCGTGCGGCCAGCGATGCGGGCGGGCTGGTCGATCGTGGTCGAGCTCATGGTGAATCTGCCGGAATACATCCCGCCCGATGCGTTGCAAGACGTACTCATCAATGCGGGTCGCTTGATCGGGCTCGCGGATTTCCGTCCGACGTACGGACGGTTCACCGTGCAGCACTTCGAGATCACTGTGCCGGAATAAGCCGGGGTGTGGCGCGACAGCGGTGGGGACGGGCTAGGTCCGGCAAGGCAAGGCGTGGTGGGGTAAGGCGCGGTGCGGGTCCGGTGCGTCACGGCCTGGTGCGGCAAGGTTGGGCCGGGTATGGCGCGGTCGGGCGAGGCGGTGTCGGGTTTGGCCCGGTCAGGTCCGGCCTGGTCGGGGCTGGTGGGGCGAGGCACGGTTTGGGCCAGGACTGGCCGGGTGGGGCATGGTCCGGTGTGGGTGTGGCAAGGCGTGGGTGGGGCAAGGGTAGGTTGGGTCGGGTTTGGTACGGCAGGGAGGGAGTATGCGCGAGCTCGATCAGTTACCGCCGCCGATCGTCGTTGGGCTCACGCCCGACGCGCCGCCCGTGACCTGCGTCTACTGCGGGGCGGACGTGCGCGTCTATCCGGTGTGGCCCGGCCACGACGCGCCGATCTGTCTCCTGTGCTACCTCGTGCACTGCCCGCCGGAGGCGCCGGCGTCGTGACGATCCGCCGCTGGTGGTGTCGGCATCGGTCGCTGACGCGGATCAAGGTCGATCGCGTCTGGTGCTGGCGCTGTGTCTGTGGCTACCAAGTGCCGATTGTCATTCGCACGGCGGAAGAACACGCGCGGGCGACCGCGCTCCTCGGGCGGGCGTGATGTGGATTGCGATCGTTCTTTCGTTTGTTTCGTTCTGTGTCGCGCTCTGGGCGTTCTGGATCGCGATCGCCGCGGCGATCAAGAACCAGGCGCTCGAGCTGCGGATCGTCCAGGTGCTCCAACGCGCCGAGGACGAAGAAGTCGCGCGGACGACGGCGCTCGAACTCCTCGATCACGTCATGTTGAAGCGCACGGAAGAGCTCAAGGCGGCGACGGCCAAGATCGAGGCGCTCCGCCACCAGTACGAAACCTCGATCGCGATTGACGGGCCGCTCGGGTCTAAACGGGTCCAGTGACTGAGGGTTGTATGCAATGCGGGCGCGTCTCCTGAAGCCGGGATTTTTTATGAACGAGGAACTGGCCCGATTGCCCGTCCGCGCCCGGCTGCTCTTCGCCGGCCTCTGGTGTCTCGCCGATCGGGAGGGGCGCCTCGAGGACCGGCCCGACCGCATCCGGGCGGCGATTTTCCCCTACGAACGGGTCCGCGTCGATGACCTGTTAGCGCGGTTAGAAAAGGCAGGATTCATAAAAAGGTATCAGTCCGCGTCGACTTGTTGCATCGCGCTGCCACAGTTCGCCAAACATCAGCACCCGCATCATCGAGAATCAGAGAGCACCTTGCCGCCAGAGCCGCGGCAAGGCACGGCTCAGCCCCAACCTCGCCCGCTAGATCCGGTAACTAGATCCGGTAAAGATCAAGATCAAGATCAAGAGATCACCGCTTCGCGGTCCGTGCCCTTCAAGGTGTATGCCGCGATCGCCGCCCGCGTCCTCAAAGCCACCGAAGACCTCGACCTCGATTCCGGCACGCTGGCCGAAGAGCTCAAGCGCGAGTACGCGAAAGCAGAGATCCCCTACGACTCCGGCCTCGTCGCCAAAGCCCTGGAAGCGGCGCAGTACCTGCGGGCGAAGAGGCGTGCATGACAGACAAAGCGCCACGCTTCAACGACGACGGCGAGTGCGAGTGGTGCGACGGCCGCGGCTGGTGGGACATGGACTACCCGACGCGGGAAGAGGATCCGACCTGGGGCCAGAAGTTCCGATCGGAACGCTTCCCCTGCGAGAAGTGCAAGGGCACAGGGTACGCCCGGTTCGATCCCGCGGATCTCAGTGCGCGCACCAGGAGCGAGCGATGACGCGACCAGCCCTGCACCTCTACGTCGGGTGTTTGTTCTGTGGCGGCAACGCGAGCGAGCCCGATCACCTCGCGCGCTGTGATGGCCGGCAAGGCTACGTCGAAGCGGACATTACCGGCATGGTCCACGCCGACGATCCGTACACGTCGATCGCGGCGGCCACGGTGATCATCCAACGGCGCACCGAGCTCCACGAGAAAGTCCTCCAGGCGTTCGCGGCCCACGGCGCGATGACCGATGAGCAACTGGAAACCTTGCCCGAGTTTCACGACTACGGCCCCTCCACGATTCGGAAGCGGCGGTCGGAACTGTTTCAACAACACGCGCTCGTTCCCATTGGGGAAGCGGTCAACACGCGCGGGCGAAAGATGCTGATTTGGAGACGAGCCTCATGACGCGGTCCGAGACCATCAACGAGCTCGCCGCCGCGCTGGCGAAGGCGCAAGGGGAGATCCTCGCCGCGAAAAAAGACAGCGAGAACCCGCACTTCCGATCGAAGTACGCGGATCTCGGCTCCGTCTGGGACGCCATCCGCGCCGCGCTCACCAAGCACGGCTTGTCGGTCGTCCAGTCGCCGCGGCTGATCACCACCAACGAGAAAGTGTGGCTCCTCGAAGTCGAAACATCGATGTTTCATCAAAGCGGGCAATTTCTGAGTGACGTGCTCGCCGTGCCGCTCGCGGCGCCCACCGCCCAAGGGATTGGCTCCGCCACCACGTACGCCCGCCGCTACGCCCTGGCCGCCTTTGCCGGCGTCGCCGCGGCCGGCGATGACGACGACGCCAACGCCGCCAGCGAGCCGCCCGCCGTGCCGAAGCCGCGCGACAAGTTCGAGACGGTCACGGTCAACGTGCTCGACATTCGGAAACGGGCGATCAGTAACGGGAAAGAGAAGTTCATCGTCTCGACGGACGACGAACAGAAGTACGAGACGTTCTCCGTCACCCATGCCAACGAAGCGAAAGCCGCGAAGGCCGCCAGTCACCCGGTCGAAATCACGTACAAGACCACGCAGTACGGCCGCGACATCGTCGCCCTGGCCGATGCCACGGTCGAGGAGCCGCCGCTATGAAGCGAAGCCTGCTCGTCGCGCTCCTGCTCGTCGCCGGCTGCGGCGATACGATCGTGAACAACCTCCCGCCCACCGCGCCGACGCCGCCGCCGGCCGTCGTCAAAACCGTGATCGAGTTCCGCGTCCAAGGCAACGCCTCGAGCGTCCGTGTCCGCTACTCCAGCCCGCTCGACGGACTCGTGCAAGTGGTGACGAGCCTCCCGTACTTCAACAGCTTCTCGACCGAGGCGAGCTCGATGTTCCTGTCGCTCGAGGCGGCGCCGCTCACCTATCCCACGATCATCACCAACCCGTTTCTGTCGGTGCAGATCGTCGTCGGCGGCACGATGTTTCGCGAAGCGACGAGTAACGATTTCTTCTTCGTCCCGCTCCAGGCGTCGGGGACGTGGCGGCGATGATGGCCGATCGCGCGGCCTGGACGAAGCACGTCGGCGGGCTGGTGGCCCCGCGGTCCAAGTACAACGCGAAGCCGATGGTCGTCGATGGGATCCGCTTTGACTCGACGAAGGAAGCCAGGCGGTACAGCGAGCTCCGCCTGCTCGAGAAGGCGGGCCAGATCCGCGACCTCGAGACGCAGCCGAAGTTTCCGATCGACGTCGTCCAGTTGTGGCAGGACGGGCGCTGGACGTGGGCGACGGGCAAGCCGGCGCCTGACCTCATCCAGTGCGGCGTCTTCACCGCGGATTTCCGGTACTTCGACGTCGGGCTCAACCGCGTCGTGATCGAAGACGTCAAGAGCCGGCCCACGAAGACGACCGCCTATCGACTGCGGAAGCGGATCGTCGAAGCGATCCACGGCGTGACGATTACCGAGGTCTGAATGCGCGACGACGGACAGGAACACAAGCTCCCGGGCCTGGTGCTGCTGATCATGCTGGCGGCGGCGGCCGGCTTGTGGGTCTTGATTTGGGTGCTGTGATGTACCGTCCCACCGCCGAAGAGATCGCCGCCCGGATCCGGATGCGGTTCTGTGTCTGGTGTGGCGTCTGTGCGGCGATTGACTGGCCGTACATCTGCGCCGACTGCCAACGTGCCCTCGCTGAAGATGAATTACACCGACGCCAAAACACCCATCCAGAGGCGTCCCTATTTCCCCCGAAGGAGTGACCCATGAGCGATGACAAGCGACTCGACCGCCCCGACAACGATCCGCCCCGTCCCGAACGCGCCAAGCCCGAAGAGCTGCGCGATTGGGAAACGATTCAGGAAAATGCGAACGAGGTCACGGAACGATTAAAGATTGCCGGCGGCTTCTTATACCGGACGGTGTGCGTCACCTGGGTCGCGATGGTGTTCGTCCCCGACGAGTAAGCCGTGCCGGCCGATGTCCTGGTGTGGCTGCGCTGTCCCGGCTGCAAGTTGGTCTGGCACGCAGCCACGATTCGGCCGGGGACGTACTGGGCGAAGGGCTCGACGCCGGCACGGGTGGCGCTCGAGGTCCACTGTCCCCGCTGCCAGCATCGGCCGCCGATGGAGACGGTGGAAACCCGCGAGTTCGAGGTCGAGGCATGACGGGACCGATTCCGAAAGTGAGGTGCCCGATCTGTGGCGGCGAGTACGCGCGCCGCCTCGACGGGACGCCGTACGCCCATACCTGCCACGATGGTCAATCGCCGCCGTCGGTGGCGAAACGCCGCCGCTGTGGCCGATGCGGGCTGTTTCTGTCCAGCACCCCGACCGTCCACTGTCCCAAATGCCAGACGGTCTGGGCGGCGCTCTCGGCGAGGACACACTGATGAGCGCGTTCTTTTTCGTCCTCGGCGTCTATGCGGCGGCGGCCACCACGGACGTCTTGAGTAGTCACTACCTGCTAGCGGATCCGGCGTTCCAGGAAGTCGGCTTTAGTCCGTTCTCGAACCGGACGGCGAATGCCGCGGTCAAGCTCGGGCTCGGCGGCGTGGCGGTGTATGGGCTCTATCGGCTGCGGGAGAAACACCCGCGGGTGGCGTGGGTCATGGCGATCGTGGCCGTGGCCATCGAGTCGATCGCGGTGTGGCGGAATCTGACCTTGACCCGCCAGAGGAAGTGATGCCGGAACGTGCCCCGCATTTCTGCGTCGTGCCTGGCTGCCCCGAGCTCGCCACCAAGCGCCGCTGTCGCACGCATAGCGTGGCGCGAGAACACGAGCGCCCCAACTACGCCACCCGCCGCTGGTACCGCACCCCCCCCTGGCGCGCCCTCCGGGCCCAGATCCTACGGGCCCAGGGGTACCGCTGTGCCGGCTGCCACCAGGTGGTACTGCATCTCGAAGTGGATCACATCGCGAAGCATGACGGGGATCCGCGACGCTTCTGGGACCGGGCGAACTTGCAGGCGCTCTGTCGGAGTTGTCATCAACGCAAGACGAGACGTGGCGAATAATCCTCCCGATCCGGAGTGGGTGACGGAAGACGACATCGTCGATTGCATGGTGTGGTACGGCGGCTCCTTCGTCCGCGCACTCGGCCGTCTCTACCTGGCGGCCGATGACAGCAACCGGCCACGGGTGGTCCTCGCCTTCCGGGATTACTTCGACGAGTACCGGGAGATCGTCAAGCTCCGGGCGAAGCGACGGGAAGACAACGGATCCTGAACCATGGGGAAATCCTCGAGAGATCCTGAGACATGGGAAGAACCTGGGACGATGGGGGGAGTGGAAATGTTGAAAAGTGGACACGCCGGAAACCACCCCGGCCCAATGTGCATCTTGAGCTTATGTGACCCATGCCTAATGCCCTAGAGACGCCGAAGAAACCCCAGCGTATCGAGGCGTGGAACCGGAACGCACCCCGACGTGACGCGGGGGTGACGGCAACCGCCGCGCCCCCGCAAGACCCGATCGCGTTCATCAACGCGCTGACGCACACGAAGGGATCTTTCGCCGGCCAGACGTTCAACCTCCGGCCCTGGCAACTGCGGATCATCAAACAGATTTTCAAGAAACGGCGCGACGGGCTGCGCCAGTACCGAACCTGCCTCTTGATGCTGCCGAGAAAGAACGGCAAGACCGAGCTCGCGGCGGCGATTGCGCTGTACGGCTTACTGGCCGATGGCGAAACCGGCGCCGAGGTGTACTCGGCCGCCGCGGATCGCGACCAGGCCGGCCTGGTCTTCGGCGTGGCGAGCCAGATGCTCCGGAACGATCCGGCGCTCTATGCCGGCTGTTACGTGGTCGAGTCCCAGAAGAAGATCCACCATCAGGCGTCCGGCAGTTTCTACCGCGCCATCTCGGCCGAGGCGTACAGTAAGCACGGCTTCAACGCCTCGATGGTGATTTACGACGAGCTCCACGCCGCGCCCGATCGCCGGCTGTACGACGTGCTCTCGACGTCGATGGCGGCGCGGAAACAACCGCTGCTCCTGGTGATTTCCACCGCCGGCTATGACCGGCATTCGATTCTCTGGGAGCTCTACGCGCACGCGAAGAAGGTGCAAGAGAAGCCCGAGATCGATCCGTCGTTCCTGCCGATCCTGTACGAAGCGCCCGAGGACGCCGACTGGACGAAGAAGCGCGTCTGGCAGAAGGCGAACCCGGCGCTCGGGGATTTCCGCTCGCTCGAGGAGATGCAGACGATGGCCGCCCGGGCGAAGGAGATCCCGGCCCAGGAGAACAATTTCCGCCGGCTGTACTTGAACCAGTGGACGGAGCAGGCGTCGCGGTGGATCCAGATGCCGACCTGGGACGCCTGCCAGACGGCCGCGCCGATCGAGGCGCTCCGTCGCCGGCGCTGTTACGTCGGGATGGACCTCAGTACGACGACCGACTTGACGGCGCTCGTCGCCGTCTTCCCGGACGAGACCGGCTTCGATGTGCTGGCGCGGTTCTTCGTGCCGGCCGCCCGGATCGTCGAACGCAGCCGGCGCGACCACGTCCCGTACGACGAGTGGGCGCGGCAGGGGATGATCACGGCGACGCCGGGATCGGTCGTGGACTACGAAGCGATCCGCACGGTGCTCCAGGGCTGGGCCGCCGAGTTCTCACTCCAGCAAATCAGCTTCGATCCGTGGAACGCGACCGACCTGGTGACGCGGCTCCAGCAGCAGGACGGGTTACTCTGTCTCGCGATGCGGCAAGGCTTCGCGTCGCTCTCGGCGCCGACCAAGTCGCTGGAGCAGGCGATTCTCGGGCGCCGGCTGCGCCATGACGGGCATCCGGTGCTCCGGTGGTGTGTCAGTAACGTCGCGGTCGAAGGCGACCCAGCGGGCAACCTGAAGCCGTCCAAGACCAAGTCCACCGAACGCATTGACGGCGTCGTGGCGCTCATTATGGCCGTCGATCTGATGAACCGCCAGGCGAAGACGGTGGCCCCGAGTTATCAGATGCTGGTGGTCGGATGAAGCCACGAGGCCGTCCGCGGATCGCGGTCGATGACGAATCGGTCAGCGTCCATTTCCGGTTGCCGGCGAAGCAGTACGATCTGACGCAGAAACAGGCGGACCAGGCCCGGATCCCACTGTCGGAGTGGCTGCGAAAAGCTGTGGACCGGGCCTGTCGCGAGAAGGCGAAGGTCTGACCTACCCTGTCAGACCACAAAGGGGGACGGAATGATTTCGACGCTCATCTCGGTCGTGATTGTGCTCGTGATCCTCGGCCTCGCCGTGTATCTCATCGAGACCTACATCCCCATGCCCAATCCCTTCCGGGTGGTGATTCGGGTGGTGATCGTGATCGGCCTGCTGCTTTGGCTCGCCCGACTCGCGGAGTTGTGGAGTTTCTAGCATTTCTGTGGCCATAATTCGCTGACCTGTGGCGGGCAGTGCTTCACTGCCTGCCGTGGACCGTGCCTATGCGCTCTTAGAGATCAAGTCGGTCGATACTGGCGCTCGTCGCTTCTCCGGCATCGCGTCCACGCCGGAGCTCGATCGGCAAGGCGAGATCGTCGATCCCGCCGGCGTCACGTTCCGGAACCCGCTGCCGCTGCTCTACCACCACGATCACAAACAACCGCTCGGGCGCGTCATGTTGACGGCGACGCCGGACGGGATCCTGTTTGACGCGGTGCTCCCCACGCTCGATGAGCCGGGTCCGCTCAAAACGCGCGTGGACGACGCCTGGCAGTGCATTAAGGCGGGTGTCATCACCGGCGTCTCGATCGGCCTGCGGATCCTCGGCGACGGCGCGGAGTACCTCAAGTCCGGCGTCCGCCGGATCAGTAAATCCGAAATCTGCGAAGTGTCACTCGTCACGATCCCGGCAAACGCCGGGGCGACGATCTTGACCGTCAAGTCTCTAGCACCACCTACCAGGGAGCGATCTGTGATGAAGCAAACAGCCGCGGAGCATATCGAAGCGTTGGAAAACAAGCGGGCGGCGTTGGCGGCTCGCATGGTCACGATCATGGAAGGCACGGCCGAGGACGGCGCCACGCTCGGCGACGAGCCGGCGGCGGAGCACGACGGGCTGCGCGACCAGGTGAAGAGCATCGACGCGGATCTCGGCCGGTGGCGGGAACACGAAGCGCTGCAGATTACCAAGGCGGTCCAGGTGCCGGCGCCCCAGCCGGGCGTCATTCGTCCCTACTACGCGCCCGTGTCCGTGCGGCCGAACGTCCCGCCGGGCATCAAGCTCGCGCGGTTCGCGATCGCCAAGTTGGCCTCCCGGCTCGAGGGCTGCGACGCGGCGGTGTACGCCGAGAAGCGGTGGAACGATTCGACGCCGGAAGTCGCGCTGGCCATCAAAGCGGCCGTCGCGGCCGGCAATACCACCGATGCGACTTGGGCGAAGCCGCTCATCAATTCGGCGATCGTCGAAGACTTCCTGCCGCTGCTCCGCGCCGCCACCATCGTGGGCAAGATCGACGGGCTGAAGAAAGTCCCGTTCAACGTCCAGGTGCCCTCACAGACGGCCGGCGGCACGTACAACTGGGTCGGGGAACTGAAGCCGAAGCCGGTCACGTCGCTGGCGTTCGCGATGGAGACGCTCGCGTTCAACAAGGTCGCGGCGATCATTGTGCTGTCGCAGGAGCTCGTCCGCTTCTCGAACCCGTCCGCGGAGGCGCTGGTCCGCGACGACATGGTCAAGGGCATCGCGGCGTTCATTGATGGCCAGTTCATCAATCCGGCGGTCGCGGCGGTCGCGGGCGTCAATCCGGCCTCGATCACGAACGGCGCGCCGACCGCGGCGGGCACAGTGTCGCCGCTCGCCGACATCCTCGGGCTGATCAACCACTTCGCCACGAACGGGATCCCGGTGGACGGGCTGACGTTCCTGTTGTCGCCCGCGAACGCCTTGGCGCTCTCCTTCCGGACGAACTCGGACGGATCGCCGGAGTTTCCAGGGATCGGCATCAACGGCGGGACGTACAAGGGGCTCCAGTTCATTACGTCGAACGTGCTCGGCACGAACGTCGTCGGCCTCCAGCCGGGACTCATCCTGTTCGCGGACGACGGTGGCGTGACGATCGACGCGAGCACCGAAGCGTCGCTCCAGATGGACAACGCGCCGATGTCGCCGGTCGATGCGACCACGGTGTACGCCTCGATGTTCCAGATGAACGCGGTCGCGCTGCGGGCCGAGCGGTACATCACCTGGAAGCGCGTCGGGACGAACTCGGTGAAGTACCTCACGGCGGTCGCCTGGCCGTCACCGTCCGGGACCAGCGTCACCGTGGCCACGGGCAAGTCGAAGGAATAGCGTGGCGCTGCTCGACCGATTGCGGGCGGTGTTCTCGCCGGGGCCACGGGCGCCGGCGGCGGGCACGGGCGGCTATTGGCCCGTGGTCCGCGAGTCCTACACCGGCGCCTGGCAGCACAACGACGAGATCCGGCTGGAGGTGGCGTTGGCCAATCCGGTCGTCTTCCGCTGTGTGTCGCTGATTGCGTCCGATATTGGGAAATTGCCGCTCCGGCTCGTCGCCGTCGATGCCAATGGAATCTGGCACGAGACGACGAGCCCGGCGTTTTCGCCCGTGCTCCGGAAGCCCAACAGCTACCAGACAACGGGGCAGTTTCTCGAAACCTGGATGATCTCGAAACTGCTGTACGGCAACACGTACGTCCTCAAAGATCGGGATGCGCGCGGCGTCGTGACGGCGCTGTACGTGCTCGACCCGTGCCGCGTCAAGCCGCTCGTCTCGCCGGACGGCGCCGTCTACTACGAGCTCCAGACCAATGAGCTCGCCGGCATCGTCGGCACCGTGCTCGTCGTGCCCGCGAAGGAGATCATCCACGACCGGTGGAACTGTGCCTTTCATCCGCTCGTGGGCCTGTCGCCGCTCTACGCCTGCGGCGGCGCGGCCAGCCAGGGGCTGGCGATGCAAGCGGCGAGCACGACGTTCTTCTCGAGCGGCGGCCGACCGTCCGGGATGCTGATTGCGCCGACCGAGATCGATCCACAGACGGCGCAGCGGTTGAGCGAGACCTGGCACGCGCTCGGCGCCGGCAAGACCGCCATTGTCGGGAACGGCATGAAGTACGAGGCCGTCGGCTCATCGGCGGAAGAGTCGCAGTGGATTGAACAGGCGGGATGGACGGCGAAGACGATCGCCGGCTGTTTCGGCGTCCCGATCTCGATGGTCGATAGCAGCCAGCAGCCGCCCTATGCGAACTCTGAAGCGTCGGCGCTCCAGTACCACAGCCAGTGTCTCCAGACGCATCTGACCGCGATCGAGGTCGCGCTCGACTTCGGCCTGGAACTGCCGGCGCCGTACGGGACCGAGTTCGATCTCGACGACCTGATCTGGATGGACACCGCGACGAAGACGAAGGCGGCGCATGACGCGATCGGCGCCGGCGCCATGACGCCCAACGAGGCGCGGCGGAAGTACTTCGGCCTCGGGCCGGTGCCGGGCGGCGACACGCCGTACCTCCAGCAGCAGTACGTCTCGCTCGAGGAGCTCGCGAACCGCGATCTCGGCGTCACGGCGCCCGCTCCCCCGGTGAGTCCTGTCTTGGCCGCAGCGACGCCGGACGTGGAGGCGTCGTGACGCTGACCTATTCGCGCGTCACGCTCGCGGGGCCGCTCTGGACGACGGCGGAAGTCAAAGCGATCCAACTGCGGATCACCGACGCCGCGCACGATGCGGACATCGACGAGAAGTTGGCGACCGCGCAGGAAGCCGTGCTTGCGTACCTCGGGCCGGCGGCCGATGCGGCGTGGACGCCGGCGTCCGCGCCCGTGGCCGTCAAGCACGCCATCCTGCTGCTGACCGTCCACTTCTACGAACATCGCGGCGACGACTTCACCGGCCAGACCAACCGCCAGGACGCCGTCATTTGGAAGGAGCTCCAGAACCTGCTCGCGCTGTATCGCGATCCGGCGCTGGCGTAGCAATGGGGATCGGGTCGTACCGGCATCTGGTGACGCTCGAGCATCCGGCCGTGGTGCTCGATCCGCCGACGTGGTACTGCGCGGTGCAGCCGGCGGGGACGCAGGCGATGGAGGGGTTGGCGGCGTTCTTCATTCGCGGCCGGTTCCATCCGGGCATCGGGCTCGAAACCCAGATCGTGTTCGAGGGCCGGACGTTCTAGGTCCAGTCGGTTATTTAATGAGACGAAGACCACCGAGAGATCCAGGTGACGGCGGTCGAGGTCGTCGGCCGCGGGACGACGCCGAGTGGGACGCCGGTCAACGTGCCGCCGTCGATTGTCGAGGGGCCGGAGAGTACGACGATTGACGCGGGCGACGTCGTGCTCCTCACG